TGAAGGTGAGCCGATACCCCGAATAGAACCCCGCATGGTCTGCAAAGCCAACCTGTGCAAGCGTTGGTACGGTTGGAGCCATCAAGGTTTCAACGACCCTGCTCACATCAAAGAATCCGTAATTGGTGGTAGGCAGTTTGTCGCACTTCAGCCGTGCCAGCGTGGTCGTGCCTGCTCCGTTCTTGACATCGCAGACATACCTGTAATTGGTCGCACTCGTCAGCGAACCGCTGACCTTGAAAATCATTTTGTTGTAAACAGGGGTTGCCGTTTGAGGCGAACCCGAAAGGACGGATATGGACATGGGTTATCGGACGGTTGCGACGCTGATGGATTTGCCGAGGACTTCGGCGATGTTTTCGGTTAGCACATCCACCATTTCTTTGGTGGCTGCATTGGACATAAAGTTGGTGGCCCGTAAGCCTTCCCGCCTAATCTTGTTGGCGATGTTGATGGCGAAGGAACGGTTGGCCGCCTGCTTATCTCGGCCTTCCAGCGGAATGCTTTTGAATGCAATCCATTCTTGGATGGGTCGGATAGGTGGCCGCTTGTCCCTGTACTGAAACGGGGAATTAGGCGCACGGCTACTGCTGACCGCACCCTTGACACCGAGGTCCACGAACTTCCAGTAATCGTTGGCCTTGATAGCCACGACAAAGGAGGAATCGGTCAGGGTGATGGGTTCAACGGTTATACTTTGGGCAAGGGAGTTGCTGGCAATGGCGTTGGCGTTTGCGAGGTTCTGCTTGGCGAGCCTGACCACTCCCTCCAGCCACTTGGTGACCAAGGCGTAGGACTTATTCTCAATCGCTCCGTCCGCAAGGCTGACCCCGAAATCGGCCAAGGCCTCCTTCTGCAAGTCGGTCAACTTCTTGCCTGACCCTCCGACGAATACATCAAACTCCATGCTGGTAAATGTAGGCCAGCAAACAAAGTGTCCTACCTCCGCCGCATCCGCTCTGCTTCCATCCGTTCGGCTTCCAAGATGTCGTGGATGAGTAGCGCATAGTTCAGGAACTCCACCGCTTTCATTGCGAAGATGGCCTCAAACTTCAGCACATCCTTGTTGGCCATTCGCCATACGACCATGAGCCAACCGTAGCCAGCAAGGGGGTTGGTTACTGGGCCTGCATCCCCTTCGTCAGGTGCCGTGAATAGTCGCTCAAAACTTTCAAGTAGGATTCTGAACTTAACAAAAAAAAACTGACCACTCCCCAAACATCACCAATCTTGGCATGGGCTTTGAGCAGTTCGGCCCGCTCTTGGTGGCTTGCCCCGTCGTATTTCTTCGGGAAGTAACCGAGGAACCCGCCCTCCCTGCAAAGGGTCGCCATGATGCGGTGCAGGTTTTGGACGAGTTTCTTCTCGTCGGTCGTGTCCGTGTCCATGAGGTCAATGAGTTGCCCCGCCGTGAGTTCGTCCGTGAACACCGTCGGAATCCACCACTTGCCGCCCGCTTTGAACCGCCTCCTGTAAGCGAGGGTGGGTAACTCGTTCCACTCCGCAATGATGGTCTTGTAACGCTTTGTTAGCCCCTTGGCGGGCATTTCTCGGACGAGTGATACATCTACCCCCTCCACTATCGCCACGACCCCTGCACGCTTGTCGTAATCGGTCAGCACAGGGCTGAACTCCAGCGCAGCGATGCGTTGGAATTGGTCAATGGTCAGGTCTTGGAGTTTCATAGGTTGGCGGTTTTAATCCAAATAGAATCGCTTTGCAGTCCAGGCATCACGAAGTCAAAGTCCACCTGCTCATACCCTTTCGCAATCATAAACGCTGCGACCTGGTTGTAGAGTGCCTGACCGACCCACACTTCTTCGTGTTCGCATTCAAGGTGAAAGGTCTGCACCCGATGGATGGAATCGCCCATGCTTTGCAAAACTTCAAGGCTTGCCCCTTCCACATCCACTTTGCAAGCCCCAATCGGGCCTTCAATCATTGCGAGCAGTTCCCGACCCGTGATAGCCTCCACCTCAATCCTGTTGGCGTTGGCGTATAGGTTGTCGTAGGAACGGTCAAGGAGCGATGAAGTCCCCACCTCGTTAGGACTGCCCTGCATTTGGATGAACTCCAACTTGCCCGAATGCTTATAGATGGCTTTGCGGACCAGGTTGAAGTTGGGGTAGGCTTGGGCGATGTAATCCGCTTGGCTTGGGTTTGGTTCGCAGACCCACACGGAACTTGCCCCGAAATGGTCTGCAATCGCCTTCGCATCGTGTCCATCCCGTGAGCCGATTTCCAGCACGGTTGTTGGAACTATTCCTGCGGTTCGGATGGCGTTGCAGTATCGTTGCATGGTCAAAAGATTTTAAGCCCGTCCGCAATCTTCTTGGCGGTGCTGGCGTGGTTGGCTTTGTCAAGGTACTGCCTGAACTCCCAGTCCGCATTTAAGTCATCGGCGGTCAGGTAGTAGGGAAGATGCCTGCACTCGTAAGGTGCGACCATCCTTGCCCCTCCGATGACCACCCGCTGATAGCGTTGGTGATGGTAGAAGGCAAAGGTCGTGTCAACGGGTGCAAGTTGCAGGTCGTGGAAGTAAGGTTGGTTCTTGTAGCGCAGTTCGGCCTGCTGGAAGAACAGGGCATCTGCAGGAACATCGTCCGTCCGAATGCCAAGGCCGATTTTGTCCTTGACCGAGAACTTGACCCCGTTAAACGGGTCACCTTCCTCCTGTTCGTACATGTAGGTCTTTTCGGGTAGGTCGTACCAAAGTTCCCGCATACGCAGGAGCGTGTCATCGGGCAGGGCCGAAAGGTCAAGGTCAGGGTCCGTGACGATGTAATCGGGGTATCCCATGTCAAACAGTTGTTGCGGGATTTGTGCCTGCCATGCTACAAGGTGGCCGAAGTTGCCACCCGTGCGGATGACTGCGACCTCGTTGGCTTCCAGTTTCAACTGCTCGTACCATTCCAGCGTGGAGCCGTAGGTAGAATCGTTGTCCACGATTAGGATGGGTCCAACCCCAGGCATCCGCATCAGTTTCTTGACCATCGCCTTCGGCCAAGTGTAGAGGTTGAAGTTGGTGATGATGACAGGGATTTTGGCCATGGCTAAAATGTGATGACGAACTTATCAGGCGCTGGCCATCCCTTGCAGGAGTTATAGACGGTCATTCCTTCACGCTTCCCAATCCAATGCTCTGCCTGCCAGCGGTGTTCCCTTACGGGTTCTCCAAGTTCACGAATGTGGGATGACTTAGCCCACCAAAAAGTCCCCGCAAAGTAGGGATACCCGTCGGGGTTGTTGTGGTCCGCTATTTGGGGAAACTCTTCCTTGGTCAGCCAATAGGCACCGACTGCATCCACATTGGCGAGTTCTGCAATGGCCCGCTCCCATGCGACGATGTTAAAAAATATCATGGCCCTGCACCAAAGTTGGTTTATGAGCGATGGGTCCGAACTGCCCTTGGTGTGCCCGTAGAGGTAGGCGGCATCCTCGGTTTGGCTCGCTCGGTACATCTCGGTGAGGGTTGCTTGCTCCCAAGCGTTCGTTCGGGTGACCACGACCTTGATTTTGGAAGCGACGAGCGAGTTGTCCAAGATTTCCTTGACGACCTTCCGCTGGTCGGGAGGGCCGACGATGCCGACACGGATTTCGTCCAGTTGTTCAATCAATCCGTAATTGCAAAGGGCCATCATGTGTTGGTGCATGATTAACTGCCATTGGCCGCCTCCGCCGCAATAGATGTGGTAGTAGTGGATGAGTTTCATAGTAGGGAAGCGATTGCAAAAATCAAGACCAATAAGAGGAAGAATCTGCCAAAAATCAAAAGCAAATCAATGATGGATTCAAGGTTCATGCCTCGTAAGCAGGCATATTTAACCGAATCCGTTCTTGTAGGCAGGTAAAGTAACTGTTCATGATTTCGCCCTGCAAAATCAACAACGCCCTGTTTGCTTCGTTTAAATCGTTAAATTGTTGGGTAAGCGTAAAAGACCTTAACTTTTCAATTTTGTCTTCTAACTCTGTGGATTCATCAATCAATCTTGTGAAAAAGTTGCTCATTTTATGGGGGTTTAATTACGCAAAGTTACACCACCAAGTACTTGCCCGAGTTGCTCACGGCCAATTTGTTGAGGGCCACATAGCGGAGCGCATCGCAGGCGTGGTTATACGAATCAATGGGCACCCCCGTGTCCTTCCCATCTTTGTCGGTGGCCCATGTATAGGAGCGGAGTTCTTTTATCAGGTTCACGGAATCCTTGGTCACATGAAGGTTAAACCGCTTGACCACATCTATCCCCTGCCTGACCGAATCGGGTCCCTTGGATGCGGGCTTGATATTGAATCCGAGGCGGTAGATTTCCTCGATGCTCTTGGGTTCTGCAGAATCGGCCACAATCTCCCACGCCCTTGTGATGCCGAACTCTTTTAACCGCACCGCAATATCGGAGTTGGTCAGTCCACGGTGGTAGAGCAACTCATGAATAAACAAGTCGTCACCCCTGCGGTACACGGCGACCAAGGCGGTTGGGTCCGTGCTGAACCCCCAGTCAAGCCCGTAGGCG